AATATTATATAGGATGGCCGCGGGTGACGTGGCGGATTTCAAAATCTCGCTAAAGGGGATTTAATTGAGAAGAGGTATAAATGTACCCCCAGTACCCCCGATTCATAGGATTTTAATAGCCGAGAGCAATCGGGGGTACACGCTCTTATTTACAAATATGCCACGGAGAGGGTCTTTTTGTGTGAAGGCAAAAAATATTTTCCTCACATATCCCAGGTGCGCTCTCACAAAGGAGGAAACACTTTCCCAATTACAAAACATACACTGTTCTTCTAACAAGAAATTTATCAAGATAGCTCGTGAACTACACGAGGATGGGGAACCACATCTCCATGTGCTTATCCAGTTTGAGGGAAAGTGTCAAATCACTAACCAGAAACACTTCGACCTCGTATCCCCAGTGCGATCAACACATTACCATCCGAACATTCAGGGAGCTAAATCAAGCTCCGACGTCAAAAAATACATTGATAAAGATGGAGATACCCTAGACTGGGGAACGTTTCAGATCGACGGTCGAAGTGCTAGAGGAGGTTGCCAAAATGCAAACGACACGTGCGCAAATGCATTAAATGCAGGTTCAGCGGAAGCTGCATTAGCCATCATTAAGGAGCAGCTTCCCAAGGATTATATTTTCCAATATCACAATCTCATGGGCAACCTCGAACGCATATTCACACCTAAAACGGCGATATACAAATCGCCCTTTACTGTTGAACAATTTAACAATGTGCCAGAAGTATTAACTCGCTGGGCTGCTGAAAATGTGAAGGATTCCGCTGCGCGGCCGATGAGACCTATAAGCATCGTTCTTGAGGGTGAGTCTAGAACAGGGAAGACCATGTGGGCCAGGGCGTTGGGTAGGCACAATTACCTATGTGGCCATTTGGATCTTAGCGCCAAGGTCTATTCAAACGATGCGTGGTACAACGTAATCGATGACGTAGATCCGCACTATCTAAAGCACCTAAAGGAATTCATGGGGGCCCAGAAGGACTGGCAAAGCAACGTGAAATACGGAAAGCCCACTCAAATTAAAGGAGGCATTCCCACGATATTTCTGTGCAACGCGGGGCCCAAATCTTCCTATAAAGAATATTTGGAAGAGGAGCATAATGCACCGCTAAAGGAGTGGGCAAGCAAGAATGCGATATTCTACACCATCAAAGAGCCACTGTTCTCCTCCGAGCATCAAGGCTCAACACAGCAAGGCGAAACGGCAGAGGGCGACTAGGAGACGCCGAATAGATTGTCCGTGCGGGTGCTCGATATACGTACACATCAACTGTAGCCACAATGGATTCACGCACAAAGGAGTTACTCACTCCATCGGAAGCAGAGCGTGGCGAGTATATCTGGGAGCTGAACAATCCCCTGTCTTTCAAACTCCTCCGAGAAGACTATGGGGTGATGAACCAACCTTACGACCACCTGAAGGTTCGCATAATGTTCAACCACTGCCTCAAGAAGAGGTTGGAGATTCACAAGTGCTTCCTCACCTGGACGATATCACTCCACTCACAAGCGATGAACTCGCGTTTCTTTGGGGCGTTTAAATATTTAGTTAAGGTGTATTTAAAACGCTTAGGTGTTATTTCCATTAATAATGTAATTCGAGCTGTGAATCATGTATTGTTCGACCAACTCACAAATGTAATCGAATGCGATTTGCAACATGAAATAAAATTCAACATTTATTAATTGCCAATTGAGTCATAAAAATACACCCGTATTTTTAGAGTTGCATACACAGGGTTTGATGCATGAGTACATGCCATATACAATAACATAGCGTTCTCAGTGTGATTCTCGTACTTCCCAGCTTCTTGGTGATTGTAAACAACATAATTGTTTAAATAAACGAACTTGTTGACTATCGCCTGTTCCTTCGACGCATACTGTCCACCGGTTACACCAACCCACCAACGCCTCTTTACTTGAAAACGATCACGGAAATCTTGTTTCACAGTAGCAGTGGTAGGCTCATTGTCAAACATGTTAAACACTTGACCAAAGTCAGGTGGAGTTCCATACGGGCGTCGGTCACGAACCAAAAAAAACATCACATGGTTCGTATGACTCTTAGATTTGATGTTATCGTCCATCCAGACTTTACCCCTAAACATGATGGACTTCACGCAAAAGCGTTTGCCTACGCGATGAGTCAAGCCACTACCACGGGTAATATCTGACACACAGAGAACACTACCAGTGTGTTTACAATCAAACCTCTGGTCATAAGACTGGACCTTACAGGGGCCTTCACAGCCCTTGGGTACATCACTTGAACGGTAAACCCTGTATATCTTGGGCTTCCTGTACATGGGCCGGTTCCTCCAGGCCCTTCGTTTGTACGTGTTTGGGGCAGCTCCGGCAGGTGCAGGGAGCGCCAGAGGGGTTGCGAAGGTCAGACGCCTCCGTGCGCTCGACATCGGCGTAGAGAAGGCTGTATCGTAACTCCGCTTCGTCATGGTTCCTGCACCGTAGAATCTGAATTAGACGGCGTAAAAGATCCTCCCCAATACTATCGACGGGATACGTGGCAATCACAAGTTGCACGTATTTCACCGCAAGCATACACCTGACACCGTAAACGGTATGGGGGAATGGATGTTCAAGAGGGTCCCACATCTTTAATTCAAACACAACTTGGTCCACAAGTTTATAATCTCAAAACAAATATCTAACGCTTGAGGGACCCTTCCCGGTCCTTCTTTAGCGAGCATGTGGGGTCCACTATAAAAGGGGGGGGGCGCGGCCATCCGGT